CCTCACTCTTGATCGCATTGACTGCATTGCTTTTTGCTTCTTCCTTAGCTGAATTGGTTTTATTGTCCGCTTCTACTTTTGTATAGTAAGAACTAAATTGTTGACTGTTAGCTGTAATTCGGGCGGATAATTGTGAAGCTATATCATCAACACGTTGTTTTTCATCTTCTGGTGCAGCATTCCATGCCGTTGATTTGTTTCCTTCTTCTAATTGAATTTCACCAAAACATAATACAGAGTTTTTACCATCGTTTGATCCGTTATTATCAAATCGAATATAAGCTTCATCATTATCCCCAGAGTTAAATACAATATCTTTTACATACTGTAGTGATCCGTTAGAAAGTCTTTGACCTGAAACAATCGGCTTAGAATAAGAGAATTGTGAAGTTTCTCCATTCTTTCTCGCCAAGAACCATACATCATACGATGACACATTCCACGACATAAACCCTTTGAAGCTAAAAACATAATCTGTATTTCGCTTTACTGGAAATCGTGCTGAGTCACATACCTTTTCATCAGTGCTTGAATTATTTATTACAAATAAATTTTTCTTGCCTTGGTAATAAAAAATATGAGTAGTAATCTCAGCCGTTGATTCCCAATAGTCAGTGTTTGTTGGAAAAGCGGAATTTCTGATAAGGTTTCGATTTCCAACTATCATGTTATTCAATTTTCCGGTTACAGCATTTAAATCAACCCGTAACCCATTAGCCGTCGCCTGCACGTCTACAGTTTTAGCGTAACCGTTTAAATCGCTAGCAGTTAACCGAGCATTCAAAGCTTGATTAGTTAGATTAACAAAATTCGTGTAGGTAGTATTATCGACTTTACCAGCCAACATTGTTTGTAGATTCTGTGCATCAAGCTTTAACTGTGCGATATCACCGTTAGCAGCACCCACAGTGGTTTGAAGACCTTTTACGTCAACTTTGGTGGAATTAACTTCTCCTGCTAAATTGGCGTAATTGATGTTTAATCCTTTAACTGTGTTAGACACATCAGCAATATCTTTGCCTTGCTCTTGTGCCTGCTTAGTTAAATCAGCAATTGAATTTTGAGCAGAGATATACTTTTGCAGTGCGTCAGACGCATCAGCCATTACCTTATTTAAATTAGGAACAACATTGTTATCATATTGACCTTGCAGATTAGTTACCGAATCGTTTAGCTTTTGTAAGCTTTCATCGGCAACTTTTTTATTAGCTTCAATTGACTTATTAAGGTTTTCAATGTCCGCATCGGCTTTTTGCTTATTATTGATAATATCTGCTTTGGCTTGGTTTAGCCCGTCTTGGGCTTCCTTGACTTGGTTCTCCACTACATGTAAATCACGGGTAGATTGGATAAATACCCAACCACCATTGTGATATTGATACATATCAGTTTCACCATTGCCTAAGTCTTTATACCAAATATCACCTTCGACTGGTGCTAATGGCTGAACACTAGAATAATAATTATTGTTTTTACCATTAGCAGCAATAGCAGCATGACCGGCAGTCTCTCTGGCCTCGTTAGCAATTTCATCAACTTTAATCAGCGAGCTAGTAATACTATGACTACTAAAGTCATCCCCTAGTTCAATCTGATTATCATTTTCATTGAGTAAGTTATGCTTGACCTTGTAGACCCGCGTGAAATACTCAATTTTTAAGTCGTGACGGATAATTGCAACCGTATCACCAAGCCCCAATTGACCCACATCAGTGACATCAGCTTTGAAACTTACTTTGGGACGCTTTAATGATTGCAAGGCCCGCCAAGTAGCATTGATTAACTCAACTGGATCTTCAATGTCTTCAAACACAGTTAAGCCAATCCGAGGATTACCATCACTAAAGCCATAAAGCGCCGTTGCTTCTGGATCAACCAGATACTCCTGACCTGCTGGCTTGTCGACCGGATGACCATCCTTTTTAGTCCAAACTACATCAGCAAAAGTAATCCGCCGTCCATAGCCATCAGGTGTATCGTCATGACCTTCTGACACTTGTTCACCTTTACCACGACCAACCAGTGCCGTGATTAATTCTTGGCTATCCTGTTCTTGTTGTACTGTCAGCAAGTTAGAGCCATATTCAAAGCGTTTACCCGTTCGCTGTCCTTGTTCTGTATAGACATTGACCTGGCGACGAGTAATTTTATTGCTCTTAGGATCAATCGTAACCTCAAAAGTTAGTTCAATATTAAAAAGCCCCACAATTTTCTGTAGAGCTTCAAGATAAGTAATATAGTAAAAATTTGTTGATTGGTGGCTAGTCTCTGGAACATTGCCTAGTGTCCAACGTGTTGGTTCAAGAACCATCTTTAGCATTTCTTCGGCAGTTCGGTCATTCGGGCGAATATCTTTAATATAACCATATTGTTTTAATTCGTCATATGCTTCTTCTATCCCTTGGTACTCAATCCGGTCGTTCTGCACTCGTTCACTAAGAAGCTTAAACAATAAATATTTTTGCTTACTTCGTGGTGCTGGAATTGCAACATAGTAAATGTTATCCGCAATACGATCTTTTAAGGGCATGGAGAAATTGATCTGATTAGCTGCATTAATTTCTTCCGTCATTTCAGCTTCAATGAAATCATTATCCTTGAGCCAACGTCTGACACGTTGCTTTTTGTCTAATAGATACATTCTCATAATTTCTTCACCCTATACCTAATTTCATATTTTCCGTTTGTCGAAAAACGAATCGTATCACCGTCCTTGATATAGAAATCGCCAAGGTTACTATCCAAAGTGACATTCATTAATGCCGAAACTTCATTAATAACAACATCAAGCGCATTAAAATCAATTAATACTTTGGCATTAGCAGTAATTCCTTGATTAATCTCAATCTTCTTATCACCGTTTGAAACAGTCAAAGAACCGATGTCAGCACTAGGATTAAAAATAATCGTTTCTGGAGTTTGACCATAATTTATTCCTGTATTTGGAAATTGGAAACTATTACCGGTTCCCGAAGCAATTTGGTCATTACTATAAGCAAACGGATCACTACATTCGATTGTTATCGTCCCAACATCGTTTAAAATATAATTTTCCATTTTAATTTCAGTCACTGTCCCGGTGTAAACAGCTTCTGGATAATCAGCAAAATATAACCGTTGATGTGGTTTCGATAAAATGATATTTAGCTGCTCCATCTGTCTGTTATACTCAACGATGGATTCAGTCTTAATCAAAAACTTAACTTCGATAACTCGTCGTTCTAGCTTTGATGATAAATACATATTCCCATCGCCAGTTAAATCTACATCATTAATCTTCCGGGAAAATGTATGTCGACCACTCACGACTAAAGTGGTATAGCCAGTAATTTCATCATCTAACCAGTGACCACCGTAATTAATTGCTTCCACCGGGCGAGTGGGACTATTAATTGATGGATTAATATCCAGGTTAGTAAAACCATACATAACCATTACCTCCTAAAATCTATACTTATTTAATGAAGTTTGCGCACCTTGTTCACGGCTAATATCATCAACAAATGCCCGATACTCTGTTCCGCCCAGTGAAAGATTAATATAGGCTGGTTGTTGATTTATATTAAGTTGGTGATCAATGACTCCACCAATGTTATTACTGATATTGCCATGACTAAGCACACCGTTAATTGAACTACTAATATCAACAGATGGCATTGCGTGAGCAGCAAGATTATTAGCTGCCTTATCAATCAAATTGGTGTTATCGTTCATACCTTTGGCGAATCCAGCTACAACATAATATCCAACTTGGTCTCGCATAACACGCGATGGTGAATGGATTCCTAAAGCAGATTTAGCAGCGTTCATCGCAGAACGAGCCATATTTGCGGCCGCACTAGCAGCAGCGCCAATAGCCCCACGAATACCATTTACAAATCCCATAACGAAATTCCGCCCAGCAGAAACCATTCCACTTGCTGCTGATCGAACAACGTTGACAGCACCATGAATACCGCTGGAGGTCACAGAACGAGCTGCATTCCATCCAGAACTAAATACAGAACGAACAGTACTCATCATGCTTGATACAACTGAACGAATAGTGCTCATTGAGCTAGATACAACCGATTTAATACCACTCCAAACAGAGCTAGTAACTGACTTAATACCGTTCCAGACAGAGGTCATCACGGAACGAATTCCGTTCATGACACTGGTAATCACAGAACGAATACCGTTAATAGTCGTTGTTACAACCGTCTTGATACCGTTCCAGACGGTCTCAGTAACCCCTTTGATGGCATTCCAAGCTCCTGACCAATCGCCCTGAATAGCAGCTGTAACAGCCTGGATTACTCCGGCTATAGCATTGATCGTAGTAGAAACAATTGTAGAAATAACTGTCCAAACAGTTTGAACCACCGTTTTAATGACGTTCCAGATAGTTGTCCAAACAGTCTGAATAACTTGCATCCCTGTTTGGATAACTGTGGACAATACCTGAATAGCAGTTTGTACAACGGTCTGAATATTAGTCCAGACTCCTTGGATAACCGTTACCAATCCTTGCCATGCTGTCTGGGCAACTGTTATGATTCCTTGCCAAAGAGTACTAAAAAATTCACCAATTGGTTGCCAGATTGCTTTAATAGCTTCCACGATTGGGGTAAAGATTGTTACCATTGTTTGCCAAATACCTTGAGCACCGGTAACGATCCCCTGCCATAACGTGCTAAAGAAGCCAGCTAAAGCACTCCAAAGATTTTTGATTGACTCAATAATTGGTGTCATACCCTGAATGAAGCTATTCCAAACACCCTGAGCAGTAGAAGTGATCCCCTGCCACAATTGGTTAAAGAAGTCCTTAATGCCGCTCCATGCCGTCTTAATGATGTTAATTGGTTTTTGAAAGGCTTGAGTAATGGCATTCCAGACCGTTTGAGCCACTGATACTAAGCCTTGCCAGGCTGTTTTAAGAAAGTTAACAAAGTTACTCCATAACTGTTGTCCCATCTTTGTCTTAGTAAAAAAGAGAACCAAAGCAGTTACAACAGCAGCAATTGCAGCTGCTATTAAAACATACGGATTCGCACTCGCAGCGGCATTAAACGCCCATTGTGCAGCTGCTGCTATTTTCATACCAGCAGATAATGCAACTGCTGCAGTCTTCGCAATTAAAGACTCCTTACCTAAGGATTTCAAAGCCGTAACTGCAGATGACATGTTAGATGCCGTCTTAATAGCAATAAAGGTCTTCCCCAAATTCCCAATCGTACCAATTACACTACCACCAAGACCAATTATCTTGCCAAGATTAGTAGTAAATGCTCCAACTGCTGTTACTGCTGGGCCAATTACTGGAGATAATCCAATGAAACTCTTGATCACTTGTGCAGTACTACTATTGGAAGTCGTTGCCCATTCAAGTGTTTGGTTAATCATGTCTAATAAAGCACTATTGACTCCACCCTTAGCGGCCATTGCCTTATTCCGTAGGGCTTCCCAGTTACCGCCGACTTGCTCAATCTTAGAACCAATATTCTGTTGCATATCGGCCGCCTGGTCGGACAAGAACTTAGTAGCCTTAGCGGTCGAACTAGCGGCCTTGTCCTGCTCAGCGGCATAAGCGGACCAACTATTCTTGGCATCGCCGGTCTTGTTATTAATCGCATCCAACAACGGTGCGATGGCCTTCATACCAGATGCTCCAAACATGGCTTTCAGGGCGGCAGTCTTCTGAGCTTCACCCATTCCGTTAGTCTTATCGGCAATCTCTTGCAGAATCTGCGGGAATGGCTTCATCTTTCCAGCGCTGTCAACAAATGTTAATCCTAAAGCATCCATTTGTTTCTTTGCAATTGATGATGGAGCTAACATTTGAGTAATAGCATGGTTCAGATCATCAGAAGCCTGTGCCGCAGAGAACCCACGATTGGTAAGCAATCCAATAGCTTCAGCAGTGGTCCCCATATCCATACCAGCCATCTTAGCAGTAGAACCAATGGTGGCCAGAGCTTGCTGCATATATTCAATGGAGGCGTTAGAAGCGTTAGCTGTCTGGACCAGAATAGCCGCCGCTTGTTGTGGCGATTTCAAGCTGTCAGACCAGATGTTCATTGCTTGCTGGACAACTCCAGCCGTTGTCTGTAAGTCAGAACCAGCGGCCGTTGAAGCTTCGGCAATTGCTGGGAATTGCTTCTTGATGTCATCCAATGAAGCACCGTTCCGAGCCATTTCTACCATTGCATCTGCTGCATCTTGAGCACTTATTGGAAGAACTGCACCCATACGGTTAGCAACATCTGATAAACCGTCAATGTCTTTAGCAGTACCTCCAGCAATAACAGCAGCCTGGTTTAGTGAAGCTTGGAAGTCACCAAAGCTTTTTACCGACTTCATCCCCATTGCAGTTGTAGCTGCTCCGGCTACCGTCATAGCTTTACCAACGCCATTCATTCTTGAATCAACCATTTCCCCAAAAGATTGGGTTGCCTGACCAGCTTTTGCTAATGTTGAACTAAAGGATTGATCAACTGCAGATAGAATTGCTCTAACACTATAACTATCAGCCATTGTTCATCCCCCTTTCTTTAAGTGGGACGATTTTTCCAGCCGCTTTTAGTTTCTTAAATTCTTCCAGTCGACGATTAAAAATTTGTGCTCGGTCAATCGCTTTAGTAGCACTAGCTCGTGGACTATAATCAGCTTCAAAACTAGAACGAATTTGATCAATCAGTTTTTGAGAATCAAAAAAGTCTTTAAATTCACTAAAGACAGGTTTAGGATGCTTTGCACTTCCTTTAGTTGCCTGAACGCTTTGAATCCACCAAGCAAGAGTCGCAAGATTTTCCTGCTCTCTAACCTGATGAATCTTATATGCTTCAAGTCGCAATTGATACTCTCTTAAAGTCATTCGTTCAATATCTTCAATATTAGAAAAGCCTAGAAGAGCTAGGCCATTTAGCAGTATTTCACGATACTGCTGTTCACTTGTCTGCGGCTCTTCTAGGGCTTCATGTTTTTTGCTGCTACCTTAACAGCATTTGAGTCATTAATTTCCTTTTGAACTTCTTCAAATACCTTTTCTAAGTTTTCACAATTATCAATGAAATCATCGATTGTATTCTGCGTTGGCCGTGGCTTTACTCCATAAGCGGCAGAGTAAATTACATCACTTAAAACTGCTGGATCGTAAGCTTGTAAAGCAGGCAAAGACTTAGTTAATCCAAAACCAAAAGATTGACCATTAACTGACATCCCCGCAACCTTATCAAGTTCACGTACAAAACGAACACCAAAGTTTAATTGAACTGTCTTATCGTTTAATTTAATTTCCATAATTATTCTTTCCCTTCATTCTTTTCTAGATTATTTACCCACTTGAACATCAGCAGATCCTTTTCCGGCATCATCATCGGCAAAGGCAGTACCACCACCTTGTTTGTCTTGCTCAGTAACTTGCCCAATACCTTGAAAGACATAAGATAATTCTTCTTCCGCCTCATCAGGTAATGTTAACCATCCCCGTTGTGGTTCACCTTTAATTGTGAAGGTTACATCGCGAGTTGAGTTATCATCCGGATCGTTTTCGTTTTCATCTTCGGAAACAATCCCACGCATGTACCAAGCAAAGTATTGGCCTTGTGCATTACGACGTTTTCGATAAACAATCCATACTTCAATATCCTTGTTCTTTAAGAGTGAAGTCATTAGATCATCCGACACCTTACTAATGTTATGCACAAACTCAATTTCTAAATCAGTTTCCAATGAAGAAGTAGTAGGAACCCCTCCCTGTTTAGTTTGTGTAGTATCTGTATCACGTTGTGGATCAAAGTCCAGTGATGTTTGATAAGGGATAAGTTGGCCACGTTCTTTTGCCGCATTTTCAAGCAAACGAACGTAAGCAACTGTATCAATACCTTGTAAATATTGAATATCGTTATTTGCCATTTATTTTCATCCTTTCTAAATTAAACTAAATTTCAAATTAACAATTGCATGATTTAATACTGTATCTGGGACACTAGTATCTTGAATAATTTGATAATCACTACCAGTCATTCGTCCACGATAGCGATAATCTAACGTTTTAAACGACAAAGAGGCAATCATTAACAACGAACTAGCGATTGTATCAACCATTAGTCGTTGATCTTGATTGCCCCAAACATTTACTGTGAGGTTTATTTCAGCACCAATGCTCGTTTTATTCGGGATTGGTACTAGGTTCATATTTTCAAGCGTCACAAAAGGATAATTCACGTTTTCAGAAGCCATCGGTAAATGATCGTAAGTGTCATACCCTTTATTTAGTGATTCTAGAAATACGTAATCATACAATTCTTGTTGTGGAGATTTCATCATTGCATCAACCTTTTCAATTCGTTGATAAACATTTGTGACTGAACATCAAAAGCTGGTTTCAAAGTAGGCATGGCCGACATAAACCGAGTACCGTATTCTAGATAAGGGAAGTAATCAGTAGTTGGGCCAACTGAAACAGTCATTCCACCATCACTAAAGATAGGCTTAACTGATCGACGAGTCCGTCCAGTTGAATAACCATGAGTATAGGCAGCCTGCATATTAGATTGAGTACGACTAGACAATTGTGCGCCATGTTTCTTTACGATTTGGGGTACTTCAGTAAGGTCCATTTTTGCTTTTAATGCTGCAGTTAAATCATCTAGTCCTTCAAGAGTAATTTTAGCTTTTTCCAATGTCTTCACCTACCAATATAGATACGTTCTTTAATGGGATGGTCGTTGTTCTCATTCGATACTTTGTAGAACCATCATCGATTGTTAAATACGCCCACTTTTTTTCAATCGGTTCTACTATCCGAATAATTTTAACTCCTTGGGTAATACTTCCGAGGAGCCGAACCGTCCGATCAGCACCAACATCGGTAACATTTCCCATCGTGCTAGCAACCAGCTTAGATCCACCATCCGTTTGGGAGGTTAGCGGATTATAGTGTTTACCCTCTTCTGTATAGAAGTTAATCTCATGATTGAACCGCACGGCTGTCACCTCGGTATGGATTAACAAATCGCACCTTCCCTAGCGATTTAACATTCCTCCCATTCTGTTCACGCCAAGCGTTAATATCAGCTTCAAAATCATCAAAGTCAGACGAATTAAAGGTGATTGACTGGCCCTCTTGGGAATAAGAGGCCATCCCCTCATTAGAGATGCGGTTATACCGTCGCACACAAACTTCTAGGGAGATAAAACCTAATTCGCTAGGAAATTGATCATCTTGTGCTAAGCCCAGCTTAAATCTTAACGCCTGTTCAGTATTCTTGATGATTAGCTTAAGCAATTCATCTTGTTTATCAGTTTTTAGTTGGAGCATTGTCTTTAGGTTTCCAAGCGTTACAGATTGTTCCATCTTACTCACCTAACTTTGCTAATAAATCAGACTTATTGTCGGTAGAAGTATAGCTGATTCCATGCTCATCCATATACTTTTTGATTTCGTCCACCGTATTTGCGGACGTTGGCTTTACATCTTTATCGCCCGCTTCCGAATTATCGGGCGGTGTTATTTTGACGGGGTAGCACTAATAGTTGCAACGACAATCCCGTCGAGTCGTTCAGGGAATAATACACCAGATGTTAATGCTAAAGTTTCATACGAGGCATTCTCAGTAACTGGAGTATGAGCTACACCAATTAATCCTGTTTCATCAGTGGTTAAGTTAAATGCTTGAGTAAGGCTACCATTCATTGCTGCATAAGCATAATTTAAGTTCTGACTAGCAGTAGCAGCAACTGTCCCTTGATCGACAGCACCAGTTAAAATAATGGCGTTAAAACCAAGAAAATTTTGAAGATAGCTTAACCCGAAGGCAGATTGAGTAGTAACGGTTGTATCACCTAAATAATCGTAAAAATCTAATGGGTTAGCAAACAGTACTGATTGAACATCGTCATCTTCCCACTTGATAGCTAATTGGCCTAAAGCGCTTGATACTGCCTTCTTAAAGGTTGCACCGGTTGTCTTAGTAGTTCCTGTCTTTACAAAGTCGAAGAAATCCTTCTTAATATCACCTTGAATAGACCGAAGTAACTTACTGTCAGTATCATTTACAGCTGGACCAAAACCAGCAGCTTGAATACTTTCGGCAGTAGTTTGCTTGCGGTACTTCTTGTAAGCTAATTCCTTGGTCTCAGATAATTTCCGAGTTGCCTTGCTTAATGGAATGACCTCACCTTCAGCGACATTTCCATCTGCCTTAGTTACTTCCGACTTATAAATCTTAATTTGTGAACCTACTGCCATTGGTTGCATCCGAGTTACACTTAATGCTTGAAGTAAGGTACTAATTGAACCAGTAAATTGTTCTGTAAAATCAATAGATTGTGCAATTAAATCCTTTGATGTAGTAATATTTTCTGTTGCCATAAATTATTCCTCCTAATGTTGATATAGGCTTAAATTATCCGCAATAGCTTGTTGCCGTTTGATTGGATCCTTAATCTTGTTGATTTCATCCTTAGTCATTGTTGGCTTGCCATTTGTTCTTGGTGTAGAACCTTTGAGTAAGTCTTTCTTCACTCCACTTTGGATTTGATTAGTGTATTTAATTAGCGCTTGAACATTTGCATAGGTTTGTTTTTCATCATCAACTACAACCATGTTCAACACATCATCACTAACAGTTAGACCAGCTTCCTTAAAGACTTCATCCGTTTGTTTGATATTGTCACGACGGGCAATTTGAGCGCGGAGAGATGCAATTTCTTTATCTTTCTCACTTTCTTTTGACATAGTTGCCTCTATATCTAATGAATCTTTATTTGTCTTGCCAGATTGAAGCTCTTTAATTTTCGCATTAGCCTTATCTAACTGGTCTTGGAGAGAATGCTTCTCGTTCTGTTCCTTACCAATTCGTTTTTGAAGTTTCTTAACTAATTTGTCACCATCTAATTTGTTATCTTCCTTTGGATCGGTACCTGCTTCCTTAGGTTGCTCTTCATTAGTGTTAACAGCTTGATTTTCAACTTCAGTGTTCTTATTATCGTCCATGTTGGGACCTCCTTTACTCGCATTTAATGTCATGGGAGACGTCTCGGGTTTTGTTTTACGTCCACTACACACGGAACGGACCATAAATTTAATTAAGAAAAAAGAGAACCTTCAATATTAAAAGGTTCTCTTTAAAAATAGTTTAATTATGAAAATAAGCACCCAGAATTAATCTGAATGCTTAATAAATAATTTCTGATTGTAAACCCTTAGAAAGCTCTGGTAACGGTTTGCCAGTCTTAATAGCTTCCCGTAAAGTTTCAATGCCCTTTTGAATATTATCTATATCTGGATTAACCGGATCAAAGTAGGGAACGGTATTTTCAAGACTTCCTTTACCAAACTTAGCTTCGTAATCATCATGAGCTTTATTAAGTTGCTTTAAGTAAATATTAAGTTTACTCACAATAATCACCCTTTCAGTAATAATCCTAGAATCAAATTCAAATATTCTTTATCTTCACTAATTTTAACATACTCATCCTTACCATCTTTACTAATTGACTTCAATTGTCCTTTTCCAGGTTCAAATAATGATTCCAAGCCAACCGATAGTACCTCAGTTCCCTGGGTATATTCCTTTCCGATGTATGGATTGATGAAATTATCCTTTTTAGTAATTTCCCGTGGGCCATACGGGATATAACCATTATAAATGTCATAAAGGCGACTGACTTGTTCTCCTTTGGTCCGATCAGTAAGAAATTCTCTTTCAATCCGCTCAACATCTTTGCTATGGGTTTCAACAAAATGGCCCAACTCATGCCATGCTGTTGTAGCACGACCAGAAGAAAAAATTGTGTTGTACTTTCCTACTTTATCATCCTGGATATATTTAGGAATATCAGCTTGAGTTTTCAGCGTCGATGGAACTTTAACCCCACCGCGAGCATCTACGTAATGCCGAGTGTAGAACCCTCGCTGATTTTTACCAGCATACATGAATTCGCCTTGATTCAAGTAATTAACCCAATCGCTAGGATAATGGTTGAATGCTTCGTTTAGTGCTTTCTTTACACTCGCATTTGATCGTGGCATCCACTGGGATTTATCTACAGTGCCGCCAACTTTTCGATAATTTCCAATTACATCAGCAATTTTATCTTTTTCTCCTAGCATTTTATCAACATGATATTTTTCGTTTACCTTTCTTCCAATAAACTCTATATCATCTTTCTTTAATTTACTAAGATCTGTTTTCATGATCTTAGTAAATTTATCATTATCACTAGTTGAATTACTTTTCTTCGAGCCTTTTCCTAGATTATCTTTGCCTTCTACCCAGTAAGCGGAGATACTACAACGACAATTCGGATGAATAGGAATTTGCGGTACTTCATCAACTGGAAAGACCCCATAACCAAGATCATATTCATCATTATCAGCAATTCGTTGACAAACATGACAAGCTCCGGGTTCAGCATACCATTTTACATATTTATAATCAGCAGCCTTGATACTATCAATTTGTGCTTGATATTGAACACGCGCCGTTTCAGTTCTTACTAACCTTTCGGCAACATATGCATGATTATTAATTGTACTCTTAATCTGATTGCGCAACTGACGGGCCATTGTTTGATTGCTTTGACCAGTGATAAACCCAGTAGAAAGAACTACATCTAGCTGAGCTTTTAATGCGTCTTGATTAAGCCATAGACGTTGACTCCAGTTTGCTCCAGCTGTTTGAGCCATGACAATCTTGGCAATGTTAGTATCTTCAATCAAAGCATTATTAAATTTAAGATTACGTCCAAGAATACCGCTTTGCCGTTTAACCTCATTGATATAGCTATCGGTTAACTTCAATCGAGTGGCATTTTCGATATTCATATTGGCTTCTGTAAGGTGTAAACCAACTTGGCTTTTTAGATATTCCAAGCGGTTAATTCTCATCGTCGCATTGTATACCTTCATTCGACGATTTACATCATCACCAAATGAACTATAAGTAACCTTTTTGCCTTGCGCTCTCATTTGTGCAGCTTGCATTACTAATTTTTGCGCTTCGGCCTCATAATCTGCGATATCAGTCATGTCAACGGTAGAATAAGCATTACGAAGACCACCTACAGACTTAGCGAGAGATTGATACTGATGATCAATTTCTTTATTAATTTGTGAGATAGCCTGATTATAGTATCTTTCAATTAAACGGTTAAAAGCCTCATCACTAGCAATATTTTTCTTTTGCCACTTTCGTTCTTCATCTTCTCGTTTCTTCCAGTAATCCCTATTCGGCATCGCCATCTTCATCACCGTCCGGCTTATTTTGATCTAATGCGGCAGGGCCATATTTAAGAGCTTGTTGCATATCCTCTTGTTTCTCTTTGCTAATCCGTTTGATTTCTTCTTGAGGATCATCAACAAATGGCAAGATAGACAATAAGGTTTCTTTTGATACCATCCCCTGTAACTTCTGAGCGATGTCTGCATCGTTAGAAATATCATCTGGTAAATTCCTCTTGAAAGTAAATTTAAGCTCTCTCCAGTCCTCTGAATGTACCTCAGGCAATACTTGACCGACACTAAACACAATTCGGTATAAACGCCGCAAAGCTTGTCGGAATTTACGCTCTTTATTCGAGGCCATATTTCGCATTGGCAAGAGTTTATATTGCAGAGCAACACCAGAACTATTTCCGGCAAAAACTTCATCGTTAAGATTAGCCACCATGCTTATCTGATAAATCATTGAGACTAAACGATCAATAATGTGTTCTTGCATGTTATCCCCATCAGGCTTACTGATAAAATCCACAGTTGCATTAGTAGCATCAGCATCCGGACTATAAATCATTTGATTACCGATTAAATCCGCATCCGGTTTACCATCACCGTCCTGATCTAGGTCTACTCCTAGTATCTTTAAATAAGCATTATCAAAATACTCAACCTGATTAGCTTTTTGCGATAATACCCGATCCAACTCATCAATCAGCGTTTTAACATTATCAAAAACACCTTGTCTTTCTTCGTTACCATAAAACTCAACGGCCGGGACTAAACCATAAGGATTAGTTGTCTCATCTACGAACTTACTACCTTCAAAGGAAATAGTCTTGTCACTGTAGTAAACCATTCCGACTTGAACACTATCTGTATTCTTCCAATAGCGAACAAAAGCCAGTGGCTGTCGTGATACTGTATCATCGTAAACCATGAAAGAATCCACTGGGGATGAATAGGCAATCCGTGTTTGACTATCTTCATCTTGATAAACAAAAGCAAGTGACCGTCCGAAGATGTCCGCTTGCTTACTAATCTCACTTAATTTATCTTGTAATGAATTCTCATCGTTCCATTCTTGTAATAAGCTATTAGTTTCTTTATCATCCAGCGTTACCTTAGGTGGAATACCCGTAAAGAAACCATTGTACGTATCAACAATATAGTGTGGCAGGTTGGCCACCAACTTATTATCCGGTCCAAACTGTCGTGGTTGCTTGGTTAAGATGTCATGATTACCTTTATACATTTCAAGATTATGTTCGTATTCTTTTGCCAGACTTATATTCTTGTTTATAAAGTTAAGCAGTTCAGGCATTGTCATTCTCTCATCCTTAGGATAAATGAATACATTACCTTCAATCTCTTGTCCTTTAATCTCTGCCATTCAATCACCACCTAAATATAAATATTTTTCATTACAGTTGCCTTTGGACTAGCCATTCCGTTATATTCAGAACTTCCATATCTCAAACTATCAATGCAATGGTTGTAAGCATCAACAGGTTCATTGATATATTCACCAGTCTTACGGTCTTTCTTGTATGTATAATTTTCTAATTCTTCAATTGTTTTGACACAACGATCATCAACAATCCATTCAAATTGCTGTAAGAATTGAATACCTTGAATAATTGAGTCCGGCCCTTTCTTCGCTGGTCGAATGCGGTATATCCCATCACGCTTTAATTCAGCAATTGATTTTGGTTCTGCTGCATCAGCCGTAATAACTTCTTTCGTATAACCCATTTCTTTAATTACATTGGCTATTTCATTATTGAGCATTCCTTTTTTGACATACTCTTCCAGAACATAGAAACGTTTATTTTTCATATCAATCTTGGAATGAGTAAAGGCAGAGGGATCATTACTATAGCCAAAGTCCAAACCAAACAAATCAGGCAAGTCACGCAACTGTGGTTCTTCTGGATATAATCGACGTTTAGTAAAAGTTGGAAAGACCAGCTTATCCAATGTAGCAAACTCGCCTAGCGTATAGATTTTATAGTAAGCTGGGTTGGTTTGTTTTAAGTTCTCAATCGTTGCAATGTTATCAGCGTCCAAAAAGTGATTGTCCTTGTAAGTTGATTGATGAATTGATACTCGTTCCGGATTAACCTTTGCTTTCGGATCAAACCATTGCTTGTAGGTCCAGTTCAATTTGCTAACTGGATTAAACATACAGAATAATTGTCGTTTTTTATGCTTAGGTTCACGTAGACGAAGAGTAAGCTGCGTAAAATCATCTTGATTAAACTCAGACGCTTCCTCCATGACAACATCAGATAACCCTTTAATCGACTTAATCTTTTCCGGATCATCCATCCCTTTAAATAAGAAAACCGCACCATTCGGTAAATGAATAGTACGGTTTGATTTATTTACTCTACACAGAGGTAGAAGCTGCCAGTTAGATAGACAATCAATCACATCGGCAAAGATAGATTCTTGAATTGTTCGATCAACTTTCCGAAGCCATAGCACTTTACGGGGATGCTTCCAGTGTTGGAGTGATTTAAGTACAACTTTCTGCACTACTCCATGCGATTTACCAGAACTTGCTCCGCCGTACCAAACTTCGATAAAATGTGAATAATCAAAAAGATTATCGTAAATCTGTTTATTAAAGACATTAGCAGGCTTAGGAAAATTAAGATTAATCTTCGTCATCATAATCCCCCATTCCCACATCAATCTGAACATCACCAGAAATAACCTTTTTATCAGTCCAAGCGCCGTGTCGCTTACCAATTAATTCCGCCGCTTTAATGCGATCTTTTGCTGATACTTCAACATCTTCATAAACGCCTTTAGCAGTAGCAACCGATTCTGTTTGCTCACCACGCATAACTGAAGTAAGATACTCCATCACTTCGATCATATCTGCAGTCCTTTCGGACTTGATTTCTTCGTTGCGTTTTTCAAGTGCTGATTTAATTTGAGGTTTTTTGAGGTTATCGGCACCAGTACGATACGCAGCTTTCTTAGCATATCCCGCCTTAATTGCCGCCTGAGTAGCATTACCCGAAATAATGTACTCATCGACAAATCGTTGTTGTTTCTGTGTTAATTTTTGTGTAATGCTACTCACCTCCTCATTTTTGATGATTGCTTAAATACATCTTTTTCTTAAATGCTTTTCCATTACCATCATCAAATAAAATTTCTACCGGATAATTGCCAAACCTTGTTTTTCCACAAAAGTTTTCTATTTTTTCTTCAGTATAAATGTATTTTTTGCTTGTCTCACCAGGATGTAACAGGATAAAAGTAAGCTCTTTGCTACCATCGGTATTATATACATCTGCAGCTAATTGATTAGTCAATTTTAACCAACACTTTTTCAACAAAGGTACATATTCTCTAATTCCTACTAATTCAATCGATACATTAAAAGCTGAATTATTAGCAATCCAAAAATAGTAAGAACCATTAAAATATTCCCAATGAATAGATAATTTTTCTTTTCTTCTGCTTAATGCTAACCATAATGAAACTACAACAGCCCCAACAGTTCCAATTGCCTCGACCCAATCTACCACTGATCCTAGATTATAAATAATTCTAACAGAATTCATATTTTATCCCCCTTTTTTATTAACCATAGTACAAAAGCCTAGCCGTAATAGCTAGACTTCGTTTAGGGTGTTTATATGAACATCGAATCATTCGACAATATCATTATCACATTTTTATCAAGGATTGCTCATTCAACAATTGCCCATCAATTTATCATTCTTCATCTGGATAAACATGTAAATCTTCTATTTCAGTATGAATACCATGCTTAACTAATTGGAATTCAAAACGATCAGCAAATTCACACAATGCTTTCTCTTGTTTTCGACTATATGTTGACGAACTAATACTTAATTCCCTGGCAATGTTGTACGTCAGCATCTGATCTGAGTAACGACTTAACAATATCTTTTGCGATTCCTTTGTCATGTTACGCATTGCACAGCCCACACAATCGACTACTTCTTCTGCCAACCAAATGTTTAGCATTCGACTTTCACTCCCGTTACCATGACTAGGTGCTTTGGGCATTCCGTCCATTCCAGGTGACTTCAGATCGAATCGTTGTTTTCCGGATAAAGCTAGATAGCGATCCAGCTTCTTTTCAAGAAACTCAGTAACCTTCCGTGCAGTTTTCAAACAATCTATATCTAAGTTCAAATCTGTTTGCATGATGTACCCCCGCTATCTGCTATAATAATTAAGGTTAATATTTTTGAGTAAGGACACATCAAGCACGGTGGGTCCTTTTTTATTATGGATTTTTCTTACCCATTAAAAACCCAGCAATAAAAATTAGTATCATTATTACGGTTAAAAGTAACATTTCCTCACTCCTGTAAATTCCGTCCACAATGCGGACAATAATTAAATGTCTCACCATCAACCTTGATTGGTACTTCCGTTTTAACTGACGGATCAGGGGATGCTTTAGTAACCATTAACTTCTTAAACGGAAAGCGACAATATTCACAGCCATCTTGACTAGGAATAAAGCCTTGTCCCTTAAATACAACCGTTTGGGCGTTGATTTTTATACTCATGATAGTTCCTCCACTTTAGCATCAATCGGTACTGTAAATAGTGGATCACCACTAACTTCCCGAATAGTAAACATATCGGCCGATTTATTATAACCAACCACATAATATTTTCGGTTGTTGTAAATAACAGGTTCATTATTTTCTTCGTGCTTTAATGCTTCTTCAAATGTCATCTTAATTATCCTCCGGTTGAAATTATTAATGCAATTACTAATATAGTCATACAAATTAACCAAGCTACAATTGCCAAAATATTCATTATTTCACTAAATTTTATATTGGACTTCGATTTAGCATGGTTATCTTTTTTAGGTTTATTGTTCTTAAATTCTTTTATTGTTTCTGGATAATCTCGTTTCTCGCCTAATTCAAATGCAATACTTTCCGCTTTAATTTCATCATCGCTCATTGGCACAACTGGTATTCTGATAATCTTTGCATTTATATTATTCATGTGTAAATCAGATCGAAATGCATCCCATGCTGCTTGATAAAATTCTTTTTTACCATCGGCTACCACTTCATAAACAAATGGCTCAACTGGATAAGCATCTGCACTCCAATCGCCACATCTTACTTTCATTAGTCACGCTCCTAACGCCAAATTTTGTAAAGCATCTCAAGTGTCATCAGAAAAAGAAAAATCCATATCCAGACTTTACTTCCCGTAACTATTGATAAGACGACTGAAACAATTAATAACAGTAAAAAGGAAGTCATAATAATTTTGTCACTTAATCTCATCCAAGCATCACCTCATCAATGTAGTTATTAAGATTGATTAATTTTGTTGTTAGGTCATACATTGTCACAGTTGGCCTGATACCATCATCACGAGTGCTGTAATAATCAAGAATAATTTTCTTAGCATTATCGGCATTCTTAGCAACAACAAAGTGGCTAATATCTGTGCCAAATACAGCTACAACGATTACTTCATAAATGTGCATTAGTCGCACCTCTCATAACTTTTACGGAATATATCATCAGCTACCACTTGATAATTTCCATATTCATCCTTAACAATCCAATCACCAATAGCTAGAACGTTCATACCTATAAAGAAGATATTTTTAGCTAAATTAGGATTAAATACATGCACTGAATACCTTTCAATCATTTCATCTGACCCATCAAACTGTTCAGCTTCGACAATCGGTGACTTTCTGTATTTGTGTAGCATTAGATATCACCCTCATTAAGAATTTGCCCTGAGGCTAATGCTAAAGCCTCATCAGCTAATTGGTGAAGCTCCATGATGCACCCACCATCAAATGCACACGGATCTGATTCGTCATAGTAAACTTCGTCTAGTTCAGCCTGCTTCTTGCGTAATTCAGCAAGCTTTTTATCGAATTCTTCTTTAGTCATTATTCTTCCTCCTTACATTTGATTCTGAATGGATGATCGATATCTGTATCTACGTCAGTAAGGAATTGGGCTTTTACTCCGCCCTCCTTACGATCGCGTATAAATACCGGAAACCATTCTAATCCATCATCGTCTTCCTCAATAAAATCTTTTTCTCCAGTATCTAACCCAATTTGGATAGATAATAATTCCTTATGGCTTAATTCTCTGTAACCTTTTTTCATTATTCTTCCTCCAATCTCTGAATCATATGTGCTAAAGATCTTGCTTGTCCTTCTGTCATTCTTGGCGCTTTGTAATCATCCGTCCCTACCGGATACCAACAATCGGCTTGATTACTATGATCATACCCTAACCGCGTTAAGGTATCCCAATCTTTACGCCGCTTTTCATAAAATTCATTATCACTAGGCATTTGCATTACTCTTCCTCCTCATTCAATGGTGTCCCACAAAACGGACAAGCTACAATATCAATACTCTCGGTTAATCCGCTTAGATTTCCTGCATCATCAGGATAATTAATTTTTAATGTCCATTCATTTTTCGCGTCTTCTTCAATCTGTAGTGCGGTCCCCTCTCCAGTAACTACCTCTTCAAGTGGATGACCAGTGAAAGATTTATTATGAAGTTGGCAATTTTTCTGTTTTTCAGTTAATTTCATTTTTTCACCTTCTTAATCAAACATATATCCCAAAGTTATCAGCAGTACCAAATATTGCAGCCAATCTTGCACACTTTGACTAGACGCAGGGTGTGCTGCCGTAGCCATAAGGTATAGAAACGAAAGAAAACCTATAATATTTTTAGCCATTGCCCTTAACCTCTTCTTTCATTGCATCAATTGTATCTTCTAAGTTATTTAGTTTCTGAATTGTCTTTGAATCCATAACCAACCAATCCTTCCTCAACAATTTTTACTGCATCCCCAGCTGACCTAGCAATTCCATGAATAATTTTTCGTTTAGTTAACATTTCATGAAATCTAACTTGATCCGCTCTCGGCTTGCCTTTTTCGTTTTTCACTTCAATATAAAACACTTGATGATCCGACCAACGAAATCCATATAAGTCCGGGTGACCACTAGGTACACCAGCTGAAAAAAATCTTCCATCTGGTGTTTTTACCGAACCGACATTTACCCGGAACACTGTACACTGATGTTTTGATAGTGCAACCCGGATATCGTTTTGAATTTTATGTTCTGATTCCACTACATCACCGCTTTCTGATAAAATAATAAAGAAAAAATGTTATGGAGGATTTTTCATGAAAACTTTCAATGAGTATCTCAAAAACTTTTACGGAACTACAAGCCCAGCTGGCAAATTGGCAAAAATTGCTGAGAGCGATCCAAATTTCCCTAAAAACATTACAAAAATGCAAGAATTAATCGATTACCTTATGTCTAATTCAGAAATAAAAGATACAAGACCATACACATCAGTTTTCGAAGGATATGAGATAACGAAATAACGTATAGCATCAGCTTCATGCAAGCTGGTGTTTTTTATTAGTAGTTGTCACTAGGTTGCAACTAGTGTAACCAGCTTTAGCCTTACCCTCTCAAGGGGTCTAGTTATGGTTGCGAGGTTGCGACTTACTTTCAACTTTTTATAACGCATATATAGTATTTATATATATTTATTTTTTATTATTAAAATAGTGTAGTAGCAACAACCTATGCCTCACAATCATTGATATATCAACGTTTATTAAGGTTGCAACTTGTCGATTTTTAGTCGCAACCAGTATCAAATAGTCGCAACTTTTCTATAGCCTCGATGAGCTAAACCTTTAATTTTCTTACTACCAGGTTTCCAATCACGCCGGTTATCCATCACATACTTAATCTTCTTGGCTAATGAACGATTCTTAACCAAATTATCTTCACCTAATTGATGAGCAATTTCTGAACTTTCAATCCAATCATCGTCCCAAGTGCTGAGAACCCGTTCAATCTGATTTTCAGTTTCATCAATATACATAAACGACTTTCGATTATCTTCAATGAGCTTCTGCTGCTCCTTCGTCAATATGAAAGAAAAGCCTTCTTTGTAGAGGCCAACAGCTTCACCCCAAATGTGATTGACCATCGTATCATCAAGATCAGTTACCGGATTAGCCATTGCTTGGGACTTATCAGCCATGTTAGGTAAGAAACGCCGCTCACCGGTTTTATCTTTCAAATAGGTTGATTCGTTAGTAGTCCGGGCCATAACAAAATTCTTTGGCCGGCGGATTGTATGTCGTCCATATGGTGGCCGAAACTCTAATTCTTCAGCTGAAATAAACTTTTTCAAGTTTTCAAAATCAGAATTATTGGTTGCCGTCATTTCATCATCGTTAACAATCAACGCTCGTAGCATATTGGCAAAATTATCTTTATCCTTGAAATCCGTAAATTGGTCAGTGTACCAACCATGGGCTAACTTTTTAAGCAAAGTAGTTTTACCAACGCCTTGGCCACCAACTAAATCAAACACCCAATCAAATTTACTTTCCGGCTTATAGACTTTCATCACCGCTCCGACTAAGAATAATTTTGTCTGCAGCGTTGTTACTTCACCACTGGGTACTCCTAAATAGACTGGTAGGAAGTCTTTGATTCGTTCTTTGTGGTCCCAATTCTTATAGCACTTTTCCATATACTCTTTAACCGGATTATATGGGTGGCTTTTTGCTTCAACAGTGATTGCCATATTTAACAATTTTTCTTGAAACATCACCCCATACTCATCCTCAATGTAACGGAGCATAATTGCTGAATAGCTATCATCAAGTTGCCCCTTTTCAATAAATAGCTGTGGAATGTCCTTAACAACATCAATTGAATAAGCAAACTCGTTATATTTGAAGGTGCCATGCAGTAGTGGATCGCCATCAAGGATTAAACCAATATTCTTCAAACTATTAGTTTTAGGATTGCCTTGAGTATTTAATTCAAATTCAATTGGTTTGCGAATTATATTATCCGCCACGTATTTCACCCCCGTTTCTCAAATCACGTCTTAGCATTGATTGAAATGTCCGGTTCACTTCTTCTTCTGGTAGTGGATCGGGCGTATTCTCATTACAAATCATCGCTAATTGATAAGCGGCCTTAGCCTCAACACCTCGAAATAGTAGTGCGCCAATCATGCCGGCCAAAGTTTTATTTCGCATTCCTTTATCGCCTAAACCATTAGCAATTGTTTCTAACAAATCAGTAGTCGAATTTCGTTCACGAGGCTTAATTACAAAATCGTTTGGAGCGTTACGCCGGTTACTCGCCCGCATCTGATTAATATTTACAACTAAAGATTTAGGAGCAGTAACAATTGGATTCTTATTTAACCATTGGTAACCTTCTGATGGCGCAACAACAACATAATTATTCTGATGAGCTTTAATATCGATTCCTGGTTGATAACCAATTAATTGATTAACTCGCATGTCTGGCCGTTTCAGATAAAATAATTGGCGGCCACCATGCTTGGTAGTTTGGGTTAAAGTTTCCGGAAAATATTCCGCTGGTAATTGCTTAATTGATTCAAAACCATCAATGTTATCGGCATGATGGCGGTCAATATCAACTACGAAGAATTTATCTGTCCTTAAAGCGATCTGAGCATAGGGGTGTTTTTTCCAAACAGTTTTAATCTGTTCTGCTGTTAATGCAGGTTTATCAGCAAATTTTATCAGTGGTTGCTTGCCAGCAATGGGGAGGACACTTAAACCCTTTGCTTGATAGGCTAAGGCGTAATTAACTAGATTTTTCATTTTTCCTCCTTAATGGCCTCCCAGCCATACGGTGTTATAAGTTCACTGACTCAAATATTTACTTAAAAGGGCATCTCGTCATCTGTGACTTCCGGAGTTTCTGGTTGTTCTGCTTCATCAAAGTCATAATTGCGGTATGGGTATTGGGGGTTCTTCTTGTTTGGCCGAACCTTCAAATCCATGATCATGGTCCTTCCTACTGCCGGTGCAAATGCTTTAGCCAAGTTCTCGTAGATTAAAGTATCGTCATCCCAAACTTCATCAGGAATTTCAACACCAAGAATTGCTGCTAACTTAGAAACCAATCGTAAATTAGTTTCTAGCATTGGATTGGGATTACCCTTAGAAGTTAATTCATCTAATCCAATTTGTAAGAATTCTTTTTGGCCGGCTGATTCTCCATCGACAACTTCTAATTCAAAGTTAAGCTGTTCAGCATTCCAAGGAGTTTCATGGTTTTCTACTTTTGCAACTACAACGGTATACTTACCACTTTCCAGTCCCTTAAATTTATTAACTGAATCATTCTTTGGATCAAAACCTTCAGTAGCTTTATTCATTGCATCTCGTAAACTCATAATTCATTAACCTTCCTTTACATTTTGTTTTTTAATTTTATTAACAATTTCATTCTGTTCTTTTGTAGTAGTCTGCTTTGGCTTATCAAAGACACCGTTAACATGTTCAAGTACCCGTAAGATTGCCGGATCAGTAATATCATCTTTGACATAATGAATTCGTCGATCTTTAACCATCCGGATATAACGGTCACCATAGCGCTTAGTTTCAATCACTAAATCACAATTCCCGTTAACCACGTTGTAATATTTTTGCTTAAGCGATGGGCGATCTTCGGTGTGACCAGAAGATTCATCAGTTAGCATCATTAACCGGCTAATGTAAACCGTATTCAGTGGTAAGGCTTTTAGCTCGGTGACAAATGCTTGAAAGACGGTATTAAATTGTGCATATCCCTTGCCGTAAGGAACATCCCCCAGCGTTTCTACTTCATTGTCATAACAGATAGCTTGTTCAATTAATGTGACAACATCATCAATCACATCAATAACTACTGTTTTGTAACCATGATTTTCAGTGCCAAGAGCAAGAATAATCTTGTCTAGTTGATCAATCACTGACTCTTTCAAGCTTCCATCGCTCTTTCGGACATTCTTTAATTGAATACTTGGTGCAGTGTTCATCTCACTGTTACCATCCGTATTAAGGAATAATGGACTTGGAAACCGTTCAGCTAGATATGACTTTCCGGACATTGTATCTCCGTAGATAAAGTAATTTCTTGGAACTCGCCGTGCCTTCTGTGGCTTATTTGGTGGCAAAATACTCATAATATCAACCTCCTATTTAATAAATCCACGCTGTTTAGCGTAGTGGTAAGCCCAGCCTGGTTTGTAACCTTTTAATTTGGCATAGGCTTGTATTTCTTTCAGATTCTTCAATTCGATTGGACGCTTGCCAGCAACATTATTCATAATTGCTGACGATTGAATTTTCTTGATAATCGCTAGTCGTGACTTGGTAACTTTTTTAAGTTGAACATTGTCAACGACTTCAATTTCTTTTTCTTCTCCTAATGCCGCCCCGCAATAAGGGCAAATATCACTCGTACGATAGAACGAAGCAAAACATGTCGGACATACTGAGACAGGTTTAATCGTTGTCCCTGATTGTTTATTTTTACTATTGCCTTCTAATGTCCATTGCCGTTCATCAGTAGGCAATCCGAATCGCTCAACGTTCCCCACGTGATCGATAATTATTGCAGTCTTACCTTTACGTGGATTCATTGAGCGCATTGCGAATTGTAAGTATAACGATAATGATTGGGTCGGTCGTAACATAATCACACAATCAACATTCGGTAAGTCTAGACCTTCTGTAAATAATTCTGCATTAGTTACAATTTGAATTTTTCCTTGTCGGTAGTCTTCGATAATTTGATTTCGCTCCTCTTTGGGCGTTTTTCCGGAGACGGCCCTTGCAGTTATCCCATAGCCATTAAATGCATTAGCTAATTTAATTGCACTATCAACGTTATAGGTATAGGCGATTGCTTGCATTCCCTTAGCAAGTTTCAAATAGTGCTTAACCGCATTCCCATAGATTCTAGGTTTTATTGCTTCTTTGATTGAAGCAGTGTCATATTCACCAGTTCGTTTTACTTTTAGCCTGGCAGTATCAATGTAAGAAGGAGCGTAATAATCAACTGGTGCTAAAAAATGATGATCAATTAACCAAGGGACCGACTTGCCAACGATTAAATCATCAGCTACATCAGTAAAACCCTGACCACCTAACCGATAAGGAGTAGCGGTAAACAGTAACTTATAAGCTTTCGGAAAAGCATCAAGAATTCTTTGATATGATTTAGCCAGAACATGATGGGCCTCATCAACAAAAATTATCGCCGGTGGGTCCAAATTATTAATATGTCGGGTAATCGTTTGAACCATGCCGATTTTAGCTAAATCCATATTTACATCATTAGCTTTGAAAGTCTTGATAACCTGCTGGACAATTTCCTGCCGGTGGACAACAAATAAGATACGGTTACCCTTTGCCGTTGCTCGTCTAGCAATCTCGGCCATGATAACTGTCTTCCCCGTTCGTGGCGGTTGCTGAACCATGATGGACCGGTGACCAGTAGTAATTGAATTCATGATGTTATCAATCGTTTCTTGCTGATAATCACGAAGTTCAAACATTATTTAATCACCGTATTACGGTTAGCTTTTAAATGTGCTCCTGGCACTTCTTCTCCGTCTTTGAGTGCTTGGTAAATGGCCTGCTTATCTGGCTTAGTAGTCGTTTCAGTAATTTTGAACTTATCCGGAAGCTTCTTATCGCTATCAATAATGGTTGAGGCCTTAAAATTCCGGGCACTAAGTAAGTGATTTTCGGTAGTCATTTTCTTAATTCCTGCATCGTCAAGAACATCAGTAATATATTTCTTGATCCAAGTAAGTTTATTCTTGCGGTAGATGATCTCATCTTTCCAAGATCGTTGTTTATCTTCCATAAAGTCAATTTCAGACTTCAATTGATCCGCCCATGAGGCAAGATTGTCCAATTTGGTATTCCGATCATCTTTAATTGATTCCAATGTGTCTTTTAGAATAGTTGGATCTAAGTCGTCTCGATTAGCAAGTGTTTTATAGTTATCGTTTAATTCAAATAAATTCATTAGTCTTTACCTCCAAGTAATAATTGTCCAAGAATATCAGCAAACGGGTCAGTTTTTAATGAACCAATAACGTTCTTAATTATTGAAGTCGCCACTGGATTGGTATCAAGATAGTTAACTATCATTGCTGCTATGGCTCCATCATCACCTTCTGTTAATGCGATCGTCCGATCATCACGTTTTTCAGCTGGCTTTGCAGCAAAAATTGCTACCTCTTCATATTCAGGGCCAAGAATTGTCTTAATTGCTTTAATTTTTTCTTCATTAGTCATTGTCCTTACCTCCGTAAATATTCTTAGTTTCAGTGGCCAAACGCTCAGCTGAAATGCGTAACATCGTAGCAGCATTTTCTATTTTGATGGCCATTGCCATTCGTTCTTCGGGAGTAGCAGCACTTTGATAGCGAACTGCCAAATTCGATACAAATACACAATTATCGCCAACCCTGGCATTTAACTTTGATAAATTAAACTCATTCATATATAATTACCTCGTAGATTATTTATTTCTGGGTACGACTGTTTGCGGCGGTCGTACCTTTTTTGTTTAATGGATCAAGAACCACTAGCAGAAGATAAACTGCTAAGATCGCCATCGCTCCATCATAAGAGCCAATCATTGAACAATACATGATCCAAGCACCAACGATTAGCGCAATTAACTTACTCATCCCCTCACCTCCTTTCAATGCTTCTTCCTATACTTCTCTTTCAATAGCAATGGTTTATTCCGCTCATACAACAAGCTGTACACCAGTGCATATAACAAACACATTGCAATAATTAATATTGGCAATCCGATTAACAACGCCACTTAACCACCTCCTAACGTGGCAAGGGTTGGTTCCAATCAATATCTGCTTGATGAGACATAATCCAAGGTAATGCCTTGGTCACATTTACCTTAGTTCGATGACCTTGACCTGCATTCAAATTGATAACCCAGTTCTTAAAGACTGGAAGTGTAAGGAGAAACATTCGTACCCACTCCTTATCCTTTTTGATTGGAAGTTGATCAGTAAATTGTTGAATTCCAATCCAATCATCAATTTGAGAAGTCTGTTTGGGCACTAAGTTGTAACATTCCTTAATACGTCTGAGAACCTCATCGGTAATTACCTGGTAATCTTGTTCATCTAGCGATGCTTGCATTTTGTGTCACCCCCTATTTACTTAAAGTTGTTCTTTTCGCAACTTTAATTCTTAAGAAAAATCGCTAACACGAATATTTAATTCTTTAGCGATTAATTGAGCTTCAGAATAATAGAAATCTTTACCATTGGTTCGATTAAGTTTTTGATTGAAAGTACTTCTATCAACATTAATTAATTTAGCTAAATCAGCTTGAGTTTTCTTCTTTTTCTTCATTTCAACTATTAAGCCGAAATATGGTTCGGCTTTATCCCTTACCATAAAATCATCTCTTTTCCCGCGTTGCGTTTTCGCAACTTGATTACGTGTATCATCTTACATTCTTCTTGTTGCGATGTCAACAACTTTTGTTCGCTTTTTCCAAAAAATGTTGCCAAAACGAAACATAAATACTATAATATAGCCATTGAGAGGTGTAAAAAATGTCTCTAGGAAGTAAATTAAAAGAATTACGAACATCACATAAAATGACGTTACAAGAAATGGCTGATGCTCTTAATAAACAAAATAAGAATTCAAACTTCAATAAAGGCCGATTATCGAAGTGGGAGCATGATACTGATGAGCCTCGTTTATCTTCGTTAAAACAAGTCGCTGATCTATTTAATGTAAGTATAGATTACTTTTTTGATAAAGATGATAATACTAGTGAAAATAATGAAGTAGCTCAAACGGTAGCTGCTCATATTGATGACGATACTCCGGAAGAAGAGCGACAACAGATTATTAATTTTATTGAGAATCTTAAAAAAGCTCGGAAGTGATAATTATGTATGCTTATGAAGAATTAGCTAGTGAATATCCGCATCTTACTATTAATTACCCCCAAAATATGCCAGATAATTTAGCTGGGTTAAATATCGATACGGATGTTTATTTAAATCGGGCAAATTCTGATATAAAGATGTATGAAATTCTACAAGAAGAAATTGCTCACTACGATACGACGGCTGGAGATATTGTTACTAAAGATACCCCAGATGGTCGGAAGCAAGAGCATAAAGCCCGTTCATTAGCAATGATGAGAGCAGTAAGTTTAGATAAATTAATTTATTGTTACCAGCATGATATTTGGAACTTAGAAGACATTGCTGATTATTGTAATGTAGATGTGGAATATTTAATGGATGCGATAGATAACTACCGTGTGAAACGTGGTTTAATTTTCGCATATAAAGGATATAGATTTGACCTTCGTAAAAATGTAAAAATCGAAAAAATATGAGGAGGATGACATGAGTATTTTTAATGGCAAAGATGGATTTGCTAAAGACAAAGATAAATATATTAAAGAAAATCGTTTAGAAAGTTTAGATGACGAGATTCTCGAATCTATAAAAGATATAGCAGTTGCGGAAAAATTAACGGGTGCCTATCCTACTTTTACTAGTAATGATACTAAGACTATATTTCATGAGTTATTGATGATTAAACAACAAAATTGGATAACTATTCGACAAAATCAGGAAATTATTAATCAGTTAAGAAAGTTAAATGCTAAATAGTCAATCGATGCTCGGGGGGAGATAAAGTTATGGATTCATTGTTAGCTATTTTGATTGTTGTCTTTTTCGGTTTCTTTATTTACTACTGGCGAAAGAAAAACAAAACAAAGAAATGGATTTTTCTTTTGTTAACTATTCTTACATCGGTTATATTTACACAAACGCCATACTATAAAGAACAATCTGTAAAAAACGCAGAAAGTCAAAGAATTAATTCTTCTAAAAAAGCAGAGTCAAAAAAGGCTTTAATGTCTAATCAAAAATCAAAAAGTAGCTCAATAAAAAAAGATGAAGCAGCTAAAAGTGAAAATACTAACAGTAAGTCTAGTTCAGAAAAACAACGGCATAAATCCAATAAGATTAGTAGGTACTTTACTAAGAAAAAAGCGGAAAGACTAAAGTTAGGCACTACTAAAAACAATGTAATAAAGAAAATCGGAAAACCTGTCCGTGATGATGGACAAATGTTAACTTATGATGACTTCATTCTTTATTTTGAAAACGACAAATTAGTTGGAGGAAATTTACCAGCTATTCAAAAGAAAGTTGATAAAAAGATCGCCAAGGAAAAGGAAGATAAGAAAAATTATGAAAGCGAATTGAAAGGCTATGCACAAGCTTTTGGGCGAAAACCTGTTGATACAATTCAAAGCATGCCATCTGTATATTCCGCTGATAGGGTTGAAGATAATATGGTCTACAAGTGGCATCCGGAGGGTCTACCATTAATGTTTAGGGTTGATGCTCCAAATAATTTTACGACAGTTTATGAATATGATAAAAACGGTAAATATGGCTTATTAGGCCGAGTATTATACCAAGGTAGAACTATCTACCAAAAGCCTGCTACTCAAGTTGTTTATCAATAAAATTAATCGTCCAACTAAATTGATGACGTAAAAAGCTATTTAAACTAAAAAAAGCCCACTGACAGCTGCAACTGTCAATGGACCAAGGGTTGATATTAATTGCGTCCAAACAAATTCTATCAACCCTTTCATTATACACAATTTAATAATGGAGGGACAAGTATGGCTCAAATATATAAAAGAAGCGGTAAATGGTCTGCAAGAATTCAGTGGAAAGACAATGAAGGAAAACGCTTTTCAAAGTCCAAAGCTGGTTTTGCAACAAAAATACTAGCTAAAAAATGGGCAGCTGAAATGGAAACTAATCTTAATCGCGGAATACACATTGAGAAAAAAATTGCTTTTAGTGATTATTACGAAGAATGGGTTAATACTTATAAGCAACCTAAAATATCAAGTGTAACTTTGAATCGTTATATTATAATCGGTAATCTAATTAATGATTATTTCAAAGAAGCTTCTATTAAAGAAATTAACCGTTCTAAATATCAAGAATTTATTAATAAGTATGGAGCAACTCATGCTATAGCAAGCGTAAAGAAGCTTAATTCAATAATACGGTCTTGTGTACAATCTGCTATCCTTGATGATTATCTGCTTAAAGATTTTACCAAAGGTGTTACTTTAGCTGCCAATACTAGTAAAACAATGAAGGTAGAATACCCTAATGTAACTGAAATAAGGAAATTATTAACTACTACAATCAATGGAATTACTAATAGAAGATATACAAGCCGTTATATGATAGTCACTGCAATATATACTGGAATGAGAAAAGAAGAAATTCAAGCTCTTACCTGGAATGATATTGATTTTATTCATCATACCATTAATATTGATAAAGCATGGAGAGAGGTAAAAGGAAGAGACGAAACAGACGAACATTTTAATACACATCGCTTTAAACCCACCAAGAATGAATCATCTACACGTAAAATAAAAGTTAATGAAAAACTACTATTACTACTTAAACAATTGCGCAATAATTCATCAAGTAACCTTGTTTTTATGGACCAATTTAATACTATCCCTACTAGTACAGCATTAAATAAAACGCTTCGACAAATTATGAGTGATGCAAAATTATCAAAGAAGAATTTTCATTTCCATAGTTTACGTCATAGTCACGTTGCTTTACTGTTAAGCAACGGAATAGATATTTATGCAATTAGCAAAAGGCTTGGACATAATGATATCACAACCACAATGAACACATATGCCTACTTAATTGATGAATATAAAAGTAAAACTGATGATAAAATTGTCCAGGTACTTAGTCAATTTTAATGTGTGATATTTGTGTGTTTTCCTCACAAATTTGCACCATTTTATACCATTTCTTTAAAAACAAAATTCAAACAAAAAAATAGGAGAAAGCCTGTAATAACAAGCCTTCTCCTATTTCATTAGCTTAGCTGAAAATTTTGTACCAAAGTACTAATATGCCTCCGGTGGGCAAATCTCTTCCTATTATAATAGGGCTTAAATGGCTTTTGTGTGATTTATGTGTGACTGTAAAAAATGACTACTGCATCTCGCAATAGTCACTTTTTTTATTCAAATTTCCCAAAAGCTTGGTTAGTCTTAGCATCCCGAACAGCCATGTAACCATAACCGTTTTCTCGTGGTTGACGAATCCATACATATCCAGCGTGGCGACTAAAAGCATCATACTTAATAGTAGAACCAGCTGGTAAAGTAGCAATAATATTAGATGTTGTTCTAGCACCGTAACGTAAGTTAACAGCTACATCAAGGGTGAACTTCCCGTCTTCTTTAAACCAAGTATCACCCAATTCATCAACAAATGATACTTCTTTTTCATCTTTGTGTTCTTCTGCTGGTTGAACAGGAGATTGTTCTGGAATAGAAATATTGTTATTAGGGTTTGCCATCTTTAGCCAACCTTCTTTAGTTGTATTAACCATGTTTCGGTCCATATCTGAACCAGTAAATTGATGGACAGTAAAGATTTCCCAAGGTGCAATATTGAATCCAGCTCCTTGATAATTCCAGTTAAGGGGTTGAGAATACTTGTAGTAAGCAACCCATAAAGGACAATCATTTACACAATTTGCAACCTGTTGAATTTCAGACTGAGATACATAAACCATGCACCATACGCCTGTTAACTCATGAACACGGTTAACAAATTGCCGTACATAATTGTAATTACCCCAACTAGAATTCTGATATCCTTCCCAGTCAACCGCTAGGACTGCTTCACCCACATAGTTCTTAATATTATTGATGAAGTAATCAGCTTCGGCAATTGGATTACCACCAGCACAATAGTGGTATAAGCCTAGTAACTTTCCTGCTGCTTTTGCATTAGCATAATCAATATTACATGCTGGATTAACATACCAAGTTCCTTGCGTGGCTTTAATCATTGTAATATCGGTTTCTGGCAATGTCGCAAAGCTACGAGGACTTCCAGAGAATACATCGACCATTTTTAACATTACTTTTTACCTCCTTTATATTTACCAAGAAAGTTGTACTTAGATGGATCATAATCTTCTTGATCTTTTGCTAACTTTGCTTCAAAGAAATCCATGATTGGTTTAGGCAACCACCACCCCATCTCTGTCCAATTCTCAACAATTGAAATCAAATATTGATAAATCCAAGCAATTAAAAAAGTAGTAGCCATTGTGCTTGCTCCGATCGTATAAAGATATGGATAAGCAATTACTACCACTAAATAAATTATTGTATGTTTGATTAGGCCTGGAATCCCCACAGAGCTATTAGTTTTTCGTACCGTTTTATTTGCGTAATATGGTTTTACCATACCGGTAATTAAATCCACAATCATAACAATGGTGAATGCCCACATCAATTTATCATCAATTAGCGCTTGCATTTGATGAAGAATAAATAAATGGTATGGCACAACTATCCCCTCATTTCTTATGCTTTGTCAGTAGTCGTTTCTTCGATTTCACTGAATGCTTCATCTTCTTGACTGCGAATATATGTCCGAAATTCATCAGAGTCCGCTCGTACCTGTTTTAAGTTTTTGCGGTAAAGTTCTTGATTATAAATGTAAGTATTAGTTGTAGTTTGCGCATTCAAATCTGTTGCAATTTGAGCATTAAAACGAGCAACCTCAGTTCCATTAATTGTTGAGTGTCCTACCAATGTGATGTTCTTTTCTTTGGTTAAAGCCATAATTATTTACCGCCTTTCTTGTTCTTTAAGGATTCGTTTTCTTGTTTTAGTTGCTGATTTTGTTGTTGAAGCGTTTCAACCTGTGTTTCTAAAATCGAATTGTTATATTCTTGCAAAGCTAATTTATTAAGTAGCTTCTGTGCTACTTGATTCATATCAGTATTATTGTTCATTTAATTTTTCCTCCAATTTTTGAACTTTCTTTTTTAATTTTCTAATTACGGGGATAAGTGCTGGAGCTATTCGCTCATATTGAATACCTTCTATCTCGTGAGTTTGTGGGTTACGACTTACGAAGAGATCTAAGCCTGCATCAGCTAAATCTTCGGCAATCATTCCAAAATACTTATTTGGCTTGATACTACGTTTACCCGCTTGATAACGCTTCTTTTGTCCTTTGTCGATCCAAGTTGCTGTCGGCAACTCTAATAAACGATCACCATAATCTGTTGAGTAATCACGATGAATTTCAGTTTTATACTTCGATGCAGAAGTAGAACGGACTAATGCACCATCAGAAGCAACGACAAGGTTTGGAGCACCACCAGTAGTATGCCGCCAAGCTGTCGGAACATGAAGATATTCTCCGTCAATTACAATTCGATTTCCCCACCAATTATTATTGGGTCCATCTACGCCCACAGAAATAAATGGAGAACCGGTTGCAAAAACCCCTCCATCGTTAGGGTCCATAATATTTTGCTTTATGCTCATTTGGTTACCACCTTTAATGAACACACCTCGTTCTGCACCGCCTAAGATTGTCGGCATCCAACTGTTAGTTCCCTTTCCTGTAAATAAACCAGAAAAAGTAGCTGTCCCCATTGGATTAGATGTAAAACCTGTTGCTCCTTGTGAATTGGCTTCATTAGCAACAATTACACTATCACGGCCAATTAAACTAGCACCGGCCCAAGCATCACCAGCGCCCCCACCGTTATAAAGCCGGAAATACCAATTACCATTAGTATCATAAAGATTAGGCTGAGTTAATTGAAGTTCCCCGTCTTTTAATAAGGCACGGGTATTGTAATTAGCAGTAGAAATATAGTTTTGATCAAGATTAATATCCACTGTATTACTAAAATTATGAATACGACCGTGCTGGAACTCAACATTTCCAGTATTCAAGTCAATTTTCAGATTTTGTCCATTAATTGTTCCGGTGGTGATATTATTCGCATTTAAGTTAATAATGTTTACGTTAGCGGCGTTCAATGTTCCAGCAGTTATCTTATCTGCATTAAGTGAAGTAATAGCTGCACTTGGGATAAATGCGTTGCCACTAAAAATAGTTGAACTGGCGTCCATGTAGATCTTGTTATTTTGAATAAGAGTCGTTCCAGCAGACATGTTGATTTGAGCAAGAATTTGATCTTTTGCTACTTGATCTTCTGGCGCCGGTGACCAAGCGGTTGCTTTGTCTCCTTCTTCTACCTTAATATCAGCTAGATATAGAGTCGACATTCCACTGTTTAATATTCCGTTACTATCAAACCGAATATATCCTTCATCTGAATTACCAGTATTAAATTGAACCTTCACATACGTAGACTGACTTGCTGATAATTTTGAGCCAGCAATTATCGGTACTACCACATCGTAGTCGTTACTGGAATTGTATTTTCTGCCTAAGAAATAAACCGTGTAGCTTTTTAGATTTACGTCATGAAAACCATTAAAGCTTAAAGTATAGGTTGTACTTGGTTTTACATTGAAACGACTAGATTTTGCTACGGCAGTAGCATTTACGTCATAATTAGTTATCTCTAATAGGTTCTCTTGATTATTCTTCCAGAAGCCGTGTTTCCCCAGGCCTAATTGTCCTCGTTGACCACCCCATGAATCTAAAGTCCAGTAGTTTGTATTCTGGAAATTGCCAGAATTGCGAATTAAATTGGTACCACCAATCTGAAGATTATTCAAAGAAACATTAAAGTTATTTGCTTGCAAGGTTAATTGCCCCTGAAGTCCCTTAACCTTATCATCAATTTCATTGCGAGTAGTTTGGTTTGTTTGAGTAATTTGATTTTTTAAATCACCATAATTACCTGAAATAGTTGATTTTAAACCATCGATAGTGACGTTTAATGCTGCAAAAGCCTTATCATCATCTTCAGGAGCCGGCGACCAATCAGTCGCTATTGTCCCCTCTTCAAGTTTAAGTTCATTAAAGAAAAAGACGGCATTGTTACCGTCATTGGATCCGTTATTATCTAGGCGAATATAAGCTTCATCATACCCATCAGGTGCTGTAAAAGTTCTTGTTACTTTCTGACAATTGCCATTTGATAGTCGTTCTCCAGTAACAATCTGATATGTCGAATCATAACTCCCGTTCTCGCCGGAATGACGGAGCAATAGCCATACATCATAATTTGACATATTCCAAGACTGGAAGCCCCAAAAGCTAAAAGTATATTTTTGACCAGGCTTTATTTTGAACCAGTTACTTCCGCTAGTTAATTCGTTTTTACTATTTGTTTGCAGTACAAACATTTTCTTGGTGCCATTATAGTAAAAAGAATGTGCTTGAAGCGTGGTGTTCTCCCAAGGAACAGCACGGTCTATACTTGCATTACTGTTTTGAATTAAGTTTCGACCACCAACTCGAATACCAGCAATTTTTGCATCTAAGCCGTTTGCGGTTGTCGTTATTTGGTTTTGAACACCAGTAATTTTATTAGTTAACTCAGTGCGGACAGCAGATGAGCTTTGGCTAATCTGTGTCAGTAAGTCACCATAGTTACTTCCTACCGTCGAACGTAAGCCGTCCAAAGATTGCGATAATTCCGTAAATTTAATTTGTGTTGCAAAGTCAGCTGGTGCTGGAGACCATGGAGTAGAAACTCTCCCCTTTTCTAACTTTACTTCTTCCAATTCAATCTTCGTACCAGGATTTGCACGAATATAGAGTATACCTTTGCTAGTTGATGTACTGGTGTGGATAATAAATGAATTTTTGTTTCTGTCATCAGTGTTCGCTATTAAACGATTACTATCACGATATGGAACTACATTGTTACCCGATGAATCCTTTTCGACTAAATAAGTGTACGCACTGTAATCCTTATTATTTAATTCAACAAATAATAAATGAAAAGATAGCCGATAATCAGTATCCGGTTCTAAATCAATTGTTTGTGTTATCTCTCGGTAAGTATCAGTTGCGCGGGCATCGATAACAATACTACCGGTCTGATTGCGTCCGCCCTTAGCATTAATAGAAACATTATCCGAAACTGCCCAGCGCGATCTCAACTGATCAACACTGATGTTGTGGAAACCAGATAATCCAACTAAGTTGATTCCACCACCATTATTAGCATCAATCATTGGTTGAGTTGTCTGCTGAACTTTTTGTAAAAAGCCGTCAGCAGTTTGTAAGAATCCTGAATTAGTCAGAATATTATTTAGCCCTTGCCAATTACCCTCACTCTTGATCGCATTGACTGCATTGCTTTTTGCTTCTTCCTTAGCTGAATT